TTTTTTTTGGTCTAACATGGAGGTAACTTCCACCTACCATTCCCAATGCCAATAGTAGCTAGTTCACGGACTCGACATCACGCCCGCGTTCCTTGCCATTCCGGTCATAAAGCGCTAGTCCATGATTATCGGCCCATACCCTTCGCCACTCCTCATCCCAAACAAACATTTCAAATAAATCACCAATCTTAAATATACGGTCCAAATCTTGTATCAACATCCCAGTTTTACTAATTGACCTCATCAACTCCTTATTCGTACTCGCCCAATCCAATAATGGTATATCCCCAAAATCTTGTATTCCGCTAGTCGTTCTAAACAAATAGGACAGTGCGTTATAGGCTACTGCATTCGTGCCCATTGTATCTACCATCAAACCCATTAACTTTGCTGAGAACTTCTTATTATTGTAGACCATTTGAGTGGAACTAACCGCAACTCTACTGTAAAAATCATTCTCATGGCGCCATGGCATAATTTCAATTTTACCCTTATATTGCATCTTAACAAAACGACGATGAAGAAACTCAGGACCGTCCCTAATTATTTCATGTGAAACAACCTTACCATTGACCTTCTTTGGTTTCAATATGGTAAACAAGGGACTTTCACCGCCATAAGGCTCAAACAACTTAGTTTGTTCTGGTTTACACTTCAGGCCCACCGAACACTCCATATCGCGCTGAAAATCGCCTAGTATATTTGTTTGATCGCGATTCTTAAACAACAAATCTATAAATCTATGCTCAAAAGCATAACACGAATCATCACCATACTGGGCGCGGCGGATAAATGAATTCTGAAACTCAAGTGCCATTTTGTCACTAGTCTTACGAATACGCTCATAACACAAAATTAAACAACAGCTGACCGCCAATATCATATACACTGTGTCCAACCAACTAGTCAGAAATAAACCACTAAAGATCTCACCAATTATTAATCTATAACTAAGATCAACCCACTTGACAATTTTACAGGCCATCTCGTGTGCCCTTTGAAGCATAAATGCCCGAGCTACACGGTAATCGTTTGACTCTTCTGGCTTCAGCATCATAAAAGGCAACAACACCAACAAACTGATAAAACTAGCAAAGGCGGAGTTATCAAAATTCTCTATATCCAGAGTCACATACATTAAGTCACTTCTACCCACACCTAAATAATTAGCAAGGTGCTGCGCGCCACCCTTCTTCCACTGATGGCCAATCATAATGCCAAAGCGTTGATAACTAGACTTAACATAATCAGTATACAACAACTTATCAATCAAAAGGTGTATGAGACAGGCGATAAAAATGACTCTAGTCTTGTCCTTGGAGACACCCACCATGCGTAGTTCTGGTTTGACGCTTAACTTACTAATCAATATCGGAAACCAACTAGGATCTATGACTTTAGTTTCAACCCACTCTCTAATCATCGAAACCAATTTCTTCAATTCAGAAACTGCATATGCATGTCCTTTATTCTGCTTGCATGTGTTGACATATTTTAATATAAACTTATAAACATCATCACTATCCATCTTCGACTGCTTCACAGGAAAGTATCCAGCACTCTGGCTCGGATTTATAGTAACATTATCAATATCAGAGTCACTAAACGTAGGAACACACTTAGGTGCAGGAAGCTTACTAGCGAGATGAAGATACGCGGCACAAAATATTCTGGCATCAATGACAGGCTTAATTTGCCAACGACATAATTTATTAAGCGCAGTCATAACACCCTGAGGAGTACCCCCACTAACAAAAGAATTTTTGGCAAAATACATTGGAGAACCATGGCGGTTACCTTCTAAATTAAGAAATCGACAACTATCATGAAGGCATTCTTCAGGACTATTACACCAAGTGTCGGAATAGCCATTCCTTAAGGCCCACCACAACGCGAGTCTATAAACATAGACAAATTGAGTATCCATGGGAACTCCTATAGGAATGGTCATATGAAAGGGCTTCTGAACGGTGACCGGGATACAACTAGGACTAGATAAAGCATGAAGAGGAGCGAATGCTTCAGATCTATCCAACGGCTCAAACACATATGCATTTTGTATACGACGCATGTCAAAAGAAGCACAAATCGTCATAAATATACGTCTATACGCATTCTCAATGGTCTCACCATCACGTAAACACCAATGCCCAACAAAAGGCCATAAGTAATAGGGCATGTTACTCCAACGTTTCTCAACCAACACATTATTAATAGAAAAGTCCATAAAAAAGGCCAAATGTTCTGAAATCAGTTTATATATAGGATTACCAGTTACTGCAGACAATTTTATAGAATATTTTCGGATAGCACCAGTACGAGGAATCTTCAAGCCCGTAGTATTAGGAACTCTAGGGTGAAAAACTTGAAACTTTTTACGAACC